CCCGAGAATATATTTCATTGGAAACACCATCCAATGATATAGATTATAATATGGCATTTAATTACATCAAAAAAAGAAACATTTCTTATGAAGATATAGTGAAGTACAACATCGGATTTTGTCCCATCGGTATTTATAAAGGACGTATTATAATTCCATCATATGACAGTAGTGGGCAATTGAATTACTTCATCGCTCGTTCATACTATCCATATGAATCATTCAAATACAAAAACCCTCCAATATCAAAAAATGTTATAGTGTTTGATTTACAAATAAATTGGAACGAACCTATTACGTTATGCGAGGGGGTATTTGATGCAATTGCTATTAAGAGAAATAGTATTCCATTGTTGGGGAAAAACATCCCAATTAAATTATATGATAAAATAATACAAGAAAAGGTTAGAAAAATATCAATAGCGCTCGATGATGACGCAAAGGATGATTCGCTTAGGATAGCAAATAGATTGATGCGAGAGGGTATAACTGTATCTATCATCAAGCTATCCGGAAAGGACCCATCTGAAATGGGGAATGAAGAATATGAACAAGCTTCAAACAAGTCAAAAGATTTTGGATTCTCAGATTTAATTAGAGAAAAGTTATATGGTTGATAGTACAGACATGAATATTGGAATTGATTATGTGGATAAAATATTTCACATTGCCGATATTCACATACGAAATTTAAAGCGGCATACTGAATATAGAGATGTATTTGAATCTTTCTATAAAGAAATACAATCAAAGAAAACAAAAGACTCTATAATTTACTTGGCTGGTGATATTGTCCATGCCAAAACAGAAATGAGTCCTGAACTCATTAGGTTAGTATCGGAACTTTTTCGTCGATTAGCTGAAATATGCCCTGTTATTGTTATACCAGGAAACCACGACGCCAATCTTAATAATCCATATCGGCTTGATGTTTTATCTCCCATCGTGGAAAACATGAACAATGATCGAATTGTTTATATCAAACATTCTGGCATATATAATATTGCCAATCTCAAATTTGTTCATTATGGTATATTTGAAGATAAAGAAGATTGGCCCGATTTATCAAATTCAGATGGAACGTATATTGGGTTATTTCACGGACCTATACACACCGCGCGAACTGATATTGGGTATGAAGTTTCTAATAGGTCAATAACAAGTGATGTGTTCACAGGCTGCCAGGCTGTTATGTGTGGTGATATCCATAAGAGACAAATAATGGAATCTTCGGATGATATGGTGGTTGTATATCCTGGTTCTATGATACAACAAAACCACGGAGAATCACTGGAAAATCATGGGTTTGTTGAATGGGATTTTGATGAAGCCGGTCATATTATTGATTGTAAGTTCGTAGATATAAAAAACAAATGGGGATACTATACACTAAACATTGATAATGGAGTGGTTCCTATTGTTGATGATATGCCGGAAATACCAAGGTTACGTATCAGAGTGACAAACACAACAGCGTCCGATTTAAAAAGAGCACTGGCTACTGTTAGGTCAAATTATAATGCCAATGAGTTTACGGTTACTCGAATGGATACGTTATCAAGACTTAATGCCGGTAATAGAGATAACAAACTAAACCTTGGAAATGTATCTGATATAGAATATCAAAATGAACTAATTAAAGATTATCTGGATAGAAATTTATTTGTTGATGAATCTACTATCAATGATATATTTGATATTAACCGGAATCTCAACGCACAGTTGGATGAAAATGATATAGCAAAAAATGTGAATTGGAAACCAAAAAAGTTCACATTTTCAAATATGTTTTCATATGGAGAAAACAACCATATTGATTTTACCGACATGAAGGGAGCTTATGGATTATTCGCTCCAAATGCTAGCGGAAAATCTTCTATATTTGACGCTATTTCATTTTGTATATTCGACAAGTGCAGTCGGGCGTACAAAGCAGCCCACATTATGAATAATCAAAAAAATAACTTTGAGTGTAAGCTTGAACTTGAAATAGATGGTGTATCATATTTTATTCAACGGTCGGCGAAGAGAAAGAAAGATGGTTCTGTTAAAGTAGATGTAAACTTTTGGAAAGATGTAGATGGAAACGAAATAAATTTGAATGGTGAACATAGAAGAGGAACAAATGATATAATCCGTCGGTATATAGGTTCATATGATGATTTTGTTCTTACAACACTATCACTACAGAATAAGAATGCTATATTCATTGACAAATCACAGTCCGAACGAAAAGATCTCCTAGCACAGTTTATGGGAATTGATATATTTGATAAGTTATACCAAATCGCCGCTGAAAACATTAAGGATGTTAATTCTCAGATTCGGAAAATGAAGTCTATTGATTATGATACTAAACTGGTTGAATATAAATCCCAACTCAAGGTTTACAAAAAGTCATATAAAAATAAGAAAAAAGAACTTAGTGATTCAAAGAAAGAATATACAATACTAACAGCGGCTAAATTAAATCTTGTTAGAGATATTGTAAAGGTAAACCCAGAAATAACAAACATTGAATCTTTAGAGAGAAATAAAAAATCCATAAGTGAAAATATAAAAAGTATTCAATCTGAATTGGATCATCTATCATTGGATATAAAAGAAAAAAAGAAATCCATTGAATCCATAACAGCAAGAATACGTAAATATGAAAGTGAAGATATAGAAAGCCGAAACGTCGTTTATAAGGAAAAGAAAAGAAAAGAAGCCGAACTCATATTGGAAATAGATAGTATCAGAACAGAAATAGAACGCAAAACAGAACAGTTATATGAATATGGTGGGCTGGAATATGATTTAGACTGTTCATATTGTATAGAAAACGCAGATAAGCTGAAGTCAAGTTCTATACTTATCAAGAAAGAAAAGAAAGAATGCACTATAGAAATGAAGAAACTAATCGTAGAATCAAATGAACTATCAGATTTTATAAAGGCTAATAGTTCCATAGAATCCGATTGGAATGATTATTCATACCTACTATCCAATAAGTCAAAAAAACAAATAGACCTTGCCAAATTAGAAAGATCGCATGCTGAAAGAAAATCAAGCATACAAAAATATCAATCATCGCTGAAGGATAACAATACATCAATAAATGAATATTATAAATTAGAAGAATCAATCAAATCAAACAATACATTGAATAAGGAAATATCTAGTATTGATAGTGATATAGTTACATTGGATCAGAAGATTGATATGTTAAATGATGAACTTCTACGTATAAATGGAAACCTTGCCACAACAAAAACTAATCTTGATAAGTGTAATGAAGATTTAAATTTACTGAAAGAATTAGAAAACATATACAAAACATATGAATACTATCTTACCGCTATCAAGCGTGATGGAATTCCGTATGAATTGATTATGAAAGCATTGCCGCTTATAGAAGGAGAAGTGAATAACATTCTACAGCAAGTAGTAGACTTTGGTATGCAACTGGAAATGGATGGAAAAAGTATCAATGGAAAGCTTGTTTATGAAACATCATCTTGGCCACTTGAAATGTGTTCTGGGATGGAAAGGTTTATTAGTGGATTGGCCATTAGAGTTGCATTGATGAACATTTGCCATCTACCACGATCAAATTTCCTTGTTATTGATGAAGGAATGGGTACATTGGACTCGAACAACATCAATAATTTGTCTTGGTTATTCGATTACCTAAAGGGTCAGTTTGATTACATTATGGTGATATCTCACTTGGATGTAATGCGAGACATTATTGACAATCTAATAGAGATTAAGAAAGAAGATAAATTTAGTTCGGTAAACTACTAACAGTGTCTATCCAATTATTAGGTCTCTCCGAAAGAACCGACCTGCGATATTGTCGTTGATATATTCATTATCGGATTCAAGTACGCTTCTGGTGTATAATTCTTTTTCTTCATAGTACGTTAACTTCTTTTTTGAATCAACGAACCGAATGATATTGCGATCAAATTCATCTGCCGAGCCGCTTTTTACCAGTTCTTTCATGGTGGGAGATGATCCATAGTAATTTTGCCAATCCATTTCCTTTATTACTTTCTTTTTAGCCGGTACTCTCCCTCGCATACCCAACCGTTTCCGTTCCTCTTTGATCTGTGCAAGTTCCCGTTTTCCAATCTTTACATTGCGTTCAGAAAACAACTGCTTCTTTCCAATGTATATCTGTCCACTCGGAATGTGTTTTATTTCATAGACAAAACCAATCGTATTTTCAGGCATGTCATCTATACTGTTTATAATTTTATTTTCGAATTTCCACATATTAATTTATTATATATCCAATCTAATCACAAAATTCACAGGCAAATCCGGAAGAGATTTAACAGGATTTGCTAACTTAGCAACCGCAACCATTTCTAGGTTATCGTTATATAACCCTATCGTCGTTATGTACGGGGCCAGGTAAGACCCTGTGGGGTCCAATGATGATGAATACCCATAATCACCAAACCCACCATACGAAGCACTGTTGAACGATGAGGTGTAGTTTAAGTCATAAAAGGTTTCACCTTGACCTGGAACGTCGTACCAACCCTTTTTTCTAATAAATCCATTCCAAATACTACCCGTATCGGTAATATATGCGGTTGGATTTGTAGATACGTTAAATTCTCCATCATTTACTTCTAAGAAAATTTCCATTTCATAGATCGTTGATGTTGCCCTAAACTGTAGGTCGAAGTTTCCACTGAAAGATTCTGAATATAGAGATCCCGTGTGGGTTCCGATTACCAACCCATGTGGATAAATAACATTACCGATCGATATTGATGATGTAACGCTATCTATAAGATTTCCTTTACCATCATCTATATATGTACGACCGGTCGCTGTATCGGTTACCTGTACCGTTGATGGTTTTATTTCTTCACCGAAGTAGATACCTGGAATACTAATTACATTACAAAAATTATGAATGGTTCGTATATTTTGTTCGTAAGTTCCTTTTTGTCCTATTATTTTGAAATTGGTATTATTCTTGTAATACATTTGATTTATACCATCAAATATAGAGCGTTTTGGTACACCATGTGTCCTGGCTACCGATGCTGACATGAATACGCTTCCCGTTTCTTGTACACCGCGAAATACTTTTATACCGTTAGAACCTTGATCCAATTCCCACAGTTTATAAGTTTTAAATGGCCGTATAGAAACGTCCTGTGTATCTATTCGTTTAATCATATTTATCACATAAATAAAAACCTTCCCATATAAATATGAGAAGGTTTAATATTGGTACTTTAATGTGTGCTTAACCGTAGTTATGGATAAACTTTAAAAAGCCTTTGAGGCTATTTACCAACTTATCCTCTGGTGCACCCTTTGTACGTAATCCGTTTGATTTGAATTTGATAAAAATGTTTTCGTCGCCGGCTTCAAACTCAACATCTATACCATTTAATGATACATCAAATGTATTTTTTGATTCATCAAATTTACCCGTAGCACCCGCGCTGACTAGAGCGTCTCTTAACTTAACATGCTGGGGTCCATATTCAGAAAAATCAGCTTTCTTAATATCAACCTTTCCTTCATCCACATTATTAGTTCGAGCACCAACCGCATCACCACCGACCGCCGGAACATCCACCAAGTTAAGGAATTGTCTCATTTCATTTATTCTATCACGCATAGTTATCTCTATTTATTAAAAGTCCAGTTTCACCTTGACCAACGCTTCTGAATCAAATGATTTCTTAATTGGCTGGCTTAATTTCGCTACAGCTATTATTTCATTTGCATCGTTGTATAATCCAATAGTTGTCGGATATACTCTTGGATCACCTTCCATCGTTGAATGATAGAATTGTCCAATGCTTCCTGTTGTGAATGTTGGATTATTTGAGAAATTGAATTCTCTGTTGTTCAACCTAATGAAGTAATGATTGGAACTAACGTTTTCAGTTGATCTGGCCTGAAAATCTGCTCCGCCCGATATTGCTGTGAATAACAATCGTTGATTGTATTGATATGCTGATAATGATTTATTGGGTTCTAGTTCAGAACCAACCGATGAGCTAAGAGCGGATGGATTTAATACCATAATACCAATATCGGGATAAAATAATCCATATCCCTGTCCATTATCTGCTGTTGTTGCGTAAATAGATGCAGATGGAGAACCAAGATTCAATGAACCGGATACGATATTAAATACCCTACCTGCTCTACCGACAGTATCTGACAATTTCTGTCCGGAATCATCTATTAGATCCACCATATATCCATTAGATCCGCTAAGCTTCATTTGCCAATTTCCTGGATCCAATTTTTCTTTATATCTACTTCTCTTCACATTAACAACATATATATCATCTATATCAGTTGATCCAGCTGCCGATCCAGTCACTACGGTAAATCTAGTATCAGTTGGTTCTAGTAACAGATTCCTATATTGAGTGTATGTTGCTTTCGTTGAAAGAACAGAACTATCCGAATTGGCTAACGATGGAGAACCCTTACCACTAACATGCCCATATGCTAAAGCAAATTGAACTTCTGCTGTAGTAGATGATGTTGCTTCTTGATATACATTTGTATAATACCTACCGCTATTTCCAGTATCCTGGGCAGATTTGGTATGGAATGTATTTAAGCTGCCGGTATTGCCCGACCACAGTCCAATAGTAACAACTTCGTTCTTTCCAGTTACTATATCATTCGGACCGAGTCGTTTAAATACACCCGTCGTTACTCCCTGTTCTGTTGTACCGACCCGTTGTCCGGATGGCAAGAAGTCGTTGACGATACTAACAAGGGCGTTAGTATCTACGCCTGAGTTACCAGGATTTGAAATATACGCCTGAAGTCGTGCTGCTAAGTTGCCGGTTGTGTCTAATGCCATTATTTATCCTCTATTACGATGTTGGTGCTGTAACTGTAACTGAAATTTCAGAAGTTCCACCTGTTTCGTTACCTATGATTGTAATTTTTGTTGTAACATCCGTTGTTACCTGTGAGTTTGGAATAAACTCAAACGATTTTCCTTTAACTACTTGTGCTGTTGCTAAACCAACATCTCCAAGGAAAATAGGAATAGAACCAACTGTTACCCCTTCGAGTCCTGATCCTATGATTTCTCCCGCCCGTCTATTATGTAGAATCGCAGTATATCCCAGTCTAGTATTACCGCCGCCCGTTGTGGATGGTGCAAACGGAGTAGATCCTTGATTATATTGCCTAATTATTGTTGATATTCCAGAATCAACCTGCGGTATTCGTGTTGTTGATTTCGGTAGTGTTACCAACTTATACCTAAGAAGTTGCGTTTCGTCCGGCGTCGCTTCAACGACTGGTAGTGCTTTAATAGCACTATCGTAATATGCAGTTCCAAGAGGGTGTGCGGTATCATATAACGAATAATCAATTTCATCATCGGATAATGCAAATTGCGTAATTCCCAATCCCCGCCCGGATGAAAGTAGCTCTCTTCCCTTTTTGGTAAGAATAGCATCAACTGTAATAGTTGTGTTGTCTAAATAGGCCATAGTTTTTTCTCTTATTTGAAATCTAACATTGAACTAACACTTCCTAAAGAAAGTGGATTCCCGAACTGAATCAACTATTGTTAAATTCATATCTTCACGGGCGTAAATTTCCGTAGTCCCTGTGGTATGTTGTACATTATTAAATATAAGTGACCACAAAATTCATCTACTCCTTCAATAAAGTGGGTTTCCTTTGTGGTCATTGATAAATATTACTTAATTTTATTTTCATCATTCTAAGTTTAAATGGGTTACTCAATTTCTAATATTGGTTCAGTTTCAGAATTACCTTTCTTGTTAACCTTCAATACGCCTGGCTTAGAAATGAATGTTTCTACAGGCTTAGCATTATCAACAAAGCTATTTCCTGTTGTTTTGGACCCATCATAATAGGAATTGTTAAGTCCACGTGTAAGGTCTGTAGTAAATATCCTGTGAAATGGTAAATACCCATCCAATCGGTCCGACCCTACTGTAAAGGATGCTGAAATGTTTAAAACATTTAGAACCTTATGTGTATCATCCACAACCACCGTTCCATATTCACCAGCCTGTCCTTGTGTTTGTCCCGCCAATAGCTGTGATATCGAACTGGATACTGCTATATCAATCAATTCAACCTTAAATCTTTTTTGTTTACTTTTTCCTTCTTTTGTGAATATTATGTTAGCATACCCATTCTTTGCATATATACCGAATGCCGATTGGGGTTCACCATACCCACCGCCAGGAAAAACAGGAGATAGTGATCTTGGTATTTTAAAATCTTCTTCAAACCCAACAACAGTCATTTTAGATGTTTCTTCGTAATCAACCGAAATAGATGCTGTAACGTTTGCTCTTACGGTAGCTTCATATGTTGGATAACTACCCGATACATCATTATCTGCAATCGGAGCTGGTATTGAACCAGTCCAGTACAGACTTTCTCCTGTTACTGAAATTTCATCCGTTAATTCTATAGTATCTTCGTATGTTGGATAACTACCACTTACTATAAAGTTATCATTTAAATCAACATTATTTGATTCGTATGTTGGATATTCATTTGTAAATGAACCCGTACTTGCCGCATCTATTTTACCATCCCAGAACAGATTTTCTTTTGATGGTTTTTTGTGTTGAACTTTATTTCGTTCAAGCATATGAGGTTCTATTAAAAGACCTTTCACAACTTTGGCTCTAGCAGGCTTCACATCATCTATATAATCAAAAACGGTATTATCAAATTGACGAACCAATGTGATATAGTCATATATGTTCATCCCGCTGGAATGTCTACTCCAATAGTGTTCATTTATAGCATCGAGGGATGAATAAGATGACGAATAATAATCAGCAGGATTGCCAATTTCATTCATAAAATCAAGACCGCCAAATGAACGAATTATATCACGATTAACTTCATCTGTTGGTGATATGAATATCCCAAGTTTATTGGTATCTATTGGTGACTGATCAAATTGTTTTTTAGTAATTCTAGTAGTAGTGCTGAGTTCAGCAGTATCTAATAGAGATTGAGATTCAAATCTTATTTTATCAGTATCCGGTCTAAACCCTATGGATGGTACTTCTACAGCCGAGTCCATTTCTATGTATTCAAAATGATACGGGTCGGATGTTATAGAAGAAAAGTTAGAAGCAGTAGCGGCTGATACGTTATATCCATTGCTCCCAGTCCAAGCAAAGTTTGTTAATGATGTATTTGTGTTTAGATTTTGCGGACGTTCAAACGGTATACGTATTACCATGTCGCTTAATGATGATGTATAGTTATCACCGCTAATAGATTCATTATACAGTACGTGTCTATCAAATACATCTTCCGATATCGGATATTTCCAAGCTCTAAATTCACTTACACTGCCATAAAAATCATTTCCTATTTGCATCAATGATGAAGATTCCCACATTGAATCGGGAACTGTTAATGATGCCGATACTTCATGTGTGAATAATTCATATATTGCCTTCTTAACATACACATCAATAGAATCGGATGTTCCTGATCGTGTTCGTATCAACCCAACTGTATATAAATCATTATCAAAAATTGGAAGCTTGGATGAAGTCACTGCTAAGTTACCAGTAGAACCAGAAACCACCAATCTTATTTTACCATTAAAATCCGATCCAGGGACAGAATCCACATTCAATGTAACATATGAATTTGATGAATCCTTACCAGTTAATAATTGATATGACCCGCTTGTATTCAACCCAAACCCCGCAGGCCTGGTTTCCGTTCTAAATGTTATTTCAAATGCATCTGGCTTTCTTCCCAGATTAGTATCAATTATATCCAGTTCTATTTGATTGGATCCAGACATATTTAATAACTGCGTTGGATCATCAAACGTATAATACCGCTTAACATCGGATGTTAATTTAGGTCCGCCGAATTCTTGTATTCTTATAATAGAAAGAGGGATGCCATACATATTGAACAATGCCCGGATTGATGCACGGGTTCCTTTTGTTTTTAATATATACGGAAGATTATTTAAAAATCTACGATGAAGCTCTTCTTCTCGTTGTTTAGCTGATGTTGTAGAATATAACGTTCCATCTTGCTTCTTACCCAATAGATAATTAACAAGATCGGTTTGCGCACCCTGTGTTCTAATTTGCCAGCCGAATGATTCCAATAACTTTTTAACCAACTTCGTTGGAGTTCCCACATTGGAGTCATGCGAACGAACAAACATTCTACTAATGGCATCTATATGAACTTTGATTAAATCAAAGTGATGTCCCAACATAGAAACGAACAGTAAAAAGTCATCATTATTCGCATCTCGGCGGATATGTTCTGGAAGATCCTTATGTAAACTATATAAGTTATAATCATCATACAGTTCAGCAACAGCCGATTGGCTAGTATAGTAATTTGCTGATAATGATCCCGTTGATGGTTCAGCCTTTCCGTTGATCTTCGGCCAAGACGCACTTCCGGTTATGTAATATAGAAACTTTTCATACCCATCAAATGTAGCGATTATATCATTAATTTCAGTATTGTAATAGTTTATTTCGTTTCTAACTTCAATAGATGCGGATGTAGAGCCAGAATTGATAAGATTTCTATCAATTTCATGTGATTCAATGAGTCCTAATTTGTATTTAAAGTTTGTTAACCGTTCTTTGGCTGAACTATAGAACACAAAGTTTTCATAATTTGTGTAGTTTATACCAAGATCATCATCGGTTATTAACCGACCACCAATGACATCGTTTAAAATATCGGTTGTAATACTACCTGATACAATATATCCCGTCCCATCGAGATCCAAATCAGAAATAGATAGAAGTTCAGAATTCTTTTTGTAATTTAAAAGCTCATCATATCTTAATAATTCTGTAGATCCGTGTTTGCTAGAATCTACTAGATTAACGTTATGCAACGGAAGTCCTAAATCCGTTTGATCATCTATATTAAAATTCGGTCCTCTTAGAACCAATTCTGTGCTTGTCCTATCTTGAGTCAATTCAACTGTTGTTATGAATGGGTCTACCAGTTCATATGCAATATAATACTTATCACGAACAGATTCCAATTCACCAAGTGGATCATATAACTTCAATATAACTGAATCATCGACATCCTTTATGTAATTTGTAATCAAGAATTCTCTCTTAGAATCTTCACTAACTAATAAGTTCCTAAGTATTTTTTTGTCATTGATTAAATCAAGAAACGATTCCTCAAGAGAAATCTGATCATTAATCGCTGGTATAAGTGCATTTATAACATCTTGAGCTGTCAGCTTGAGAGGAGCAGGCGGAGTGGCAGCTGGAACAACGGTTAGTATTGTATTACAATATACTCTAGTATTGGATGGTGCTCCCGATGTATCGTTTGCACGCGTCGGGAATGTTTGACCTTCTATTTGAGCAAATAAATTATACGAACCATATGGTAGATCTATACCAATACGACGGCGTTTTAATGTAGGAACGTTGGCATTTAATATTATAACTCTACCTTCGGATGTTTCAACCCCAATTTCCACATCGGCTAATCTATCATCATTTCCATCTTCAATTATCAATCGACCGACGTTTCGAATATCATATTCAACTGTTAGTGTATGATTTCTTTCAATAGCCGGGCTATCAATTCTAATATCTCGAATGAAGATATGCGAATCATATCCAGGTTCATCTACTACAGGAGCGGGCGGCTCAGATACCTTTTTGAATTCAACACTAATATCGACTTCCTCCGCTCTGCCGTTTTCATTAGAGGCAATAACCTTTATGTACCGACGCCCATCAGCATTCCCAAACATATCCCATGATATGTATTTTTCAAATATTCTAGGTTCAATCGAATATGGAACACTGAATTCTAAAACATTTCCATCATTAAACAGCGGTCCTGTTAGTTGTAATTTTGTGGTACGGGAATATGTAGCACTAAAAATAGGTACAGCAGCTGGTGTTTGTAGATTACGAATATTAACATCTGTTGGATTGAATGATGCATTCAATGTGGGTACATCATCTTCAACCAGATATTCTACCGTTATTATATTATTATCTATATCAGCGCCAACTGTTATATCTGCTGTAGTTCCCGAGTAATCTACAAACGTTCCAGCGACAGGCCCACGTGGTTTAAATTTTTGTATTTTTGAAAGGTTATATTGAACCCCATTAACCGTATCGGATTGTTTTGCTCTAACTTTAAGATTAGTTCCATTTGGCCAAGATCGTTCTAACCCACTTCCAATTTC